GATAATTTTTTAGGTATTCTTATTGACAGACAACCTAAAGTATGATATACTAATACTATAGTGATACCAAAATTACTGTAGTGTCAACACCTCAGGCTGACAACAAGGAACAAGACCTAAGGTTTAACTAAGGTTTTATACCTAACTGACCTGCTGTGGTGTTAACACTAAAGTAGTACAAAGCGACACTTAAGTAAGGAAGGTCCACTTACTGGGTGTCTTAAATTAAAGGACCATAAAGGAAAACTATAAAGATGATTACTAAAGGCGTAGCAAAGTTCGTATATTTAGATTCAACAGAGAAATACAACAACGAGGATACTGGTAAGTACACCTTAACTGTAGGTCTATCTAATGCGGAAGCAAAGAAGTTAGAGGAAGCAGGTGTTAAAGTCCGTTCATATACTGACAAAGACACAGGCAAAGAGATTAAGATTCGTAAGTTCTCTACACAGTATAAGTTAGAGGACAATATGATTCAGACTGTATCAGGTGATTCTATAGGTACTGATTTTGGTTCAGGCTCAGATGTAGAGGTCTTATGGAAAGCAGGTAATGCACACCCAACACACGGTGTAGCTACTTACTTGACTGCCATCAAGGTAGCAGATGACCACGAACCCGGATATAAAGGTGCTAATGCAGAAATCTCAGAGTTCTTAACAGCATAACACTGTTATATGCTACATACTAACTTGCATAACACTGTTATGTCAAAAGAAATGGAGCGTATGTAATGTCAGAATTTGTACGACACGAAGCGTGCTTAGGGTGCGGTTCCAAGGACAATCTGGCTAGGTATTCTGATGGTCACGGTCATTGTTTTGGCTGTGGTCATTGGGAACCACCTACAGACTATGCGGATGAATATTATATACAGGAGAACAATAATATGAATTTAGAGACCAAAGGTTTCATAGGTGCAATCCCTGAAAGAAACATCTCCAAGAAAATTACTAACAAATATGGCGTTAGAATTACACACGGAGAAGATGGTAAAGTAAACAAACACTACTACCCTTACTATGACAGTAAGACTGATGACTTAGTAGGTTATAAAGAGAGAACAGTGAATACTAAAGACTTCATATTCTCAGGTACTAATAGAGGTGCTGGTCTATTTGGACAGAACATAGCGAGAGGCAACGGTAAAAATCTTACTATCACAGAGGGTGAAGTAGATGCTATGTCTATATCAGAGATGTTTGATGGTAGATGGGATGTTGTGTCATTAAAGAATGGTGCCAGTGGTGCTAGTAGAGACATCAAAGAAAACTTAGAGTTCATTGAATCCTATGAGAATGTAGTATTATGTTTCGACCAAGACGAAGCAGGTATCGAAGCAATAAAGTCAGTTAGAGATATTATATCCCCTAACAAACTTAAGATATGTAAGTTACCTATGAAAGATGCTAATGATATGTTGACTCACGGTAACATCAAAGAGTTTACTGATGCGTGGTGGGGTGCTAAACCTTACACACCTGATGGTATCATCAGTGCTATGGATACTTGGGATTATTTAGAGAAGGCTAAAGATATAAAGTCTATCCCCTATCCTTGGCAAGGTCTTAATGAATACACTTATGGTTTCAGACAGAAGGAATTAGTGACTATCACAAGTGGTAGTGGTATGGGTAAGTCCTCTTTGGTTAAAGAGTTAGAGCATTACCTATTGAGTACAACTGATGATGGTGTGGCAGTAATTCATTTAGAAGAATCTATTGAGGGGACTACTAAAGGTTTAATGTCAGTGGAATACAACGAACCACTTCATTTACCCGGACACAGAGAAAACTATACTGATGAAGAATGGCACGATATGTGGTACAAGGCAGTAGGTTCTAAAGAAGGACAGTTATACTTATTAGACCACTTCGGAAGTATTGCAGAGGATAGTCTAATCAGTAGAATCCGTAGTTATGCTAAAGGTTTAGACTGTAAGTGGATTATCTTAGACCACCTATCTATTGTGGTGTCAGACCAAGAAGGTTTTACTGATGAGCGTAAGGCTATCGATGCTATTATGACTAAGTTAAGAAAGATAGTACAAGAGACTGGCGTAGGTTTATTCCTCGTATCTCACCTAAAGAGACCACAGGGTAAGGCACACGAAGAAGGTGGTCAGGTGAGTCTCTCAGAGCTCAGAGGTTCAGCCGCGATTGCACAACTATCTGATATGGTGATTGGACTAGAGCGTAACCAACAGGCTGATGATAAGATAGATAGAAATACTACTACATTGAGAGTGATTAAGAATAGATTCTCCGGTCTAACCGGTAAATGTTGTGAGTTAGTATATAACGAGACCACTGGTAGACTTAAAGAAGGAGTTGATGGTGAAACATTATTCTAACAAGTGTTACTTTGATATTGAAACAGATGGCTTAGATGCCACAAAGGTACACTGTATATGTGCTATGTTAGACCACGAAGCTACTGTCTATAATTTTATAGGGGATAAACCTTATATAGAATTTAAAGAGTGGTTAGAGATAGAAGGTGTAGATACATTAGTAGCACATAATGGTATAGGTTTCGACATACCTGTACTAGAGAGATTAAGTGCTACCAGTTATGATGCTTTTAATATTGAAGACACACTGGTGTTATCCCGACTGGCTAATCCTTCACTAGAAGGTGGTCACTCACTTAAGAACTGGGGTGTAATATTAGGTAATCACAAGGGTGATTATGGTGATGGCGTAGCTAAGGGTGTAGATATATGGGCACACTATAACACAGAGATGTTAAAGTATTGTCAACAAGATGTAAGACTACTGAAGGATGTATATAAAAGATTGTCTATACAACTACAAGACTTCAGTGAATATAGTATAGAGTTAGAACACAAGGTGGCTGAAATCATTCTCCACCAACAACAAACAGGAGTATTATTTGATGAAAGAAAAGGATATGAATTATTGGCAGAGCTTAAAGAAAGGGTTCACGAGATTGTACTGGAAGTGCGTGAGGTTTTTACTCCCCTCCCTGTTTGGAAAGACTTAACAGTATTAAAGAATCCATATAGGAAAGATGGTACCCCTTCACTGGCTTATCAGAAGCAGTTAGATAGAGGTTCTCATCATAGAGATGGTGACTGGGGGTACATAGACTACCCTGAGTTTAACTTAGGTAGTAGACAACAAGTGTCTCGTTATCTACAACACTTTGGATGGACACCTACTGAATGGACAGATAAAGGTTCTGTAATTGTTAATGAGAAAGTATTATCAGGTGTAGATATACCTGAAGCTAAGATGATACTTGAATACTTCACTATCTCTAAGCGTGTATCTATGGTCAAAAGTTGGCTCGAAGCAGTAGCAGATGATGGAAGGATACACGGTAGGGTTAATAGTAATGGTGCAGTGACTGGTCGTATGACACACAGTAAACCTAACCTAGCACAGGTACCTGCTATCTATTCTCCTTATGGTGAGGAATGTAGGGAGTTATGGATTGTACCTGAAGGTAAGTGTCTAGTAGGGATTGATGCTAGTGGTTTAGAATTAAGAATGTTAGCACACTATATGAATGATAAAGATTATACAGAGGAGATATTAAATGGCGACATACACACAGCAAATCAAATGGCTGCAGGACTTCAATCAAGAGACCAGGCAAAGACTTTCATCTATGCGTTCCTGTATGGAGGAGGTGATGGCAAAATCGGGGAAATCATTGGCGGAAAAGCAAAGGATGGTAAGAGACTTAAGGCAAAGTTCCTTGATAATACGCCTGCACTTAGAACTCTTCGAGGAGAGGTTGACAGAGGAAGCACAAAGGGCTGGCTTAGAGGATTAGATGGTAGGAGACTACACATCAGGTCATCACACTCAGCATTGAATGTATTACTACAGTCAGCAGGTGCTATCATTATGAAGCAAGCACTAGTATTATTAGAGAAGTTTGCTACTTCATATAAGATAGATTACAAGTTTGTATTGAATATCCACGATGAGTTTCAAGTGGAAGTTAAAGAAGACCAAGCTGATTGGTTTGGGGGATTGGCGGTGGATTGTATCATCAGAGCCGGTCAAGATTTTAAACTAAACTGTCCTATGGATGGTGAATATAAGGTAGGTAAAACGTGGGCACAGACACACTAAAGACAACAGATACGATAGTAGAGGACATCTATAAGCTAATGGATACCAAGGTGGTAGCCGAAGGTGTAGATGTAGAGAAAGTTATTGAAGAGTTCGGGGAGAATATGAAGTCAATCCTAATCAATAATATAACAGCACACGAGTTCGATAAAAGAAAACTTCGTATGTCTAACATAGGTAAGAAAGATAGACAGTTATGGTATAGTTATAATGGTTATAAAGGTGAGGAGCTACAGCCTTATGTCTACATTAAGTTCTTATATGGACACTTAATTGAAGAGATGGTATTAGCCCTAACTAAACTGTCAGGTCACGAGGTGACAGCTGAACAGAAGAAGGTAGAGGTATCAGGTATCAAAGGTAGTATGGACTGTAAGATTGATGGTGTCCTGACTGATGTTAAGTCAGCTAGTCCTTATGGTTTCAAGAAGTTTAAAGATGGTAGTCTAGTCAATGATGACCCCTTCGGTTATATCGACCAAATAAAAGGGTATGCTCACGCTGAGAAGACTACTGATGTAGGGTGGTTAGTTATGGATAAGACCAACGGACATCTAACATATCTTAAGTATGATATGGCTGATGAATCTAAATGGTACTGGACTAAGTTAAACTTCTTCTCTATCGTAGAGAGAATTAAAAAGATTAAGGCATTAGTGACTAAAGCTAAACCACCTACTAAATGTTATGAACCAGTAGCAGATGGTAAGTCAGGTAATATGAAGTTACCTGTAGGGTGTAGTTATTGTTCTTATAAACACGAGTGTTACCCTAAGTTGAGAACCTTTATTTATTCTAATGGACCTAAGTTCTTAACTGAGGTAGGTAAAGTCCCTTCAGTATTAGAGGTAGATAAAGACGGCAATAGATTGAATAATTTTTATGAGGATAAGGATACAACAGATGAGTTCTTTAAAAAATCTTAAGTATAGAAGCAAGTTAGAGAAGGAATGTCACCAGTTACTAGGTAAGAAAGACTGGGCATATGAACCACATAAGATAGCCTATACTATGAGGAAGAATTATGTTCCTGATTTTGTCTTGGAAGATAAGTATTATGTAGAGGTTAAAGGTTTCTTTAGACCTGGGGATACAGCTAAGTACAAAGCAGTAGCTGAACAGCTTAGGTTTGAAGGTAAGGAGTACATCTTTCTGATGCCTAAACCTGATAGTAGAGTTAGGAAAGGGGGTAAGATAACCTACCGCCAGTGGTGTGCTAAGAATAAGATAGCAATATTTTCAACTAAAGAAGTTAAGGAGTTAAAGGAATGGACGAAAACCAAAACATAAATCCTGCACACTACAAGACAGGCAACATAGAAGTCATAGACTACATCTTAGATAAAGACTTTAATTACATAGAAGGTAACATCATTAAGTATGTATCTAGATGGAGACATAAGAATGGAGTAGAGGATTTAATGAAGGCTCAATGGTATATCAATAAACTATTAGGAGAAGAAATTGTTAACTCTGGATGAACTTAAAGATAGGGTATCAGCAGAAGGATATGATGAATGTCTAATATGTGATATACTAGAGATAAGCACTGAAGAATTACTCAATGCTTTTGAAGATAAACTACTAGATAAAAGGAGAGAATTTGACGACGATGATGATGACACTTGAAGGATTCATTCTATATAACATTGTTATGTGGGCTATGGGTTGGTATTTATTAGTACGTAATGGTGAGAAGGAATATGATAATGGTTTTATGGATGCAGTACAATTACATTCTGAGGGAAGACTCACTTATTCTAGAGAGAACATAGGTGAACACAAGGATGTATTAACAATAGAGGTGAGTGATGAAGTCTGATACATACGTAAAGAAAAGAGATGGCTCACTAGAGCTACTTGATTATGATAAGATTCATACTATGTTATCTCAGTGTGCTGAGGGACTGAACGTATCTGTATCTGATGTAGCACTTAATGCACACCTAAAGATTGCTAACAAGATGTCATCAGTTGCTATACAA